CCAGCAGTATCATGTCCGTTACAGAAAGAAATGTAGCCTTCTGTACCAGCCTGTCCAAATTCATATTTGTTTGCGTTAGTGTTTGAATCGGGATATTGTAATTGGGCGCGGCCTTCCCATTTATCCGCCTTCTGTCTCATAACGTCGAAAGTAAGCCATTCTGCGGGGCTAGTGTTTTTTAGGAATTTATCGGATGCAGAAGCAACTAAATTAGAGCCTAGTTGCGCTCTATCGGCATAAGACCAGCGATAGCGAGTATTGGTTGTTGCCTCCCCGTTTAGAGGATTACCATAGTGTGTTTTAGTGTGGTCGTAATCAGCACTTAAACTAGGTCTGTTATCATCGTTTGGTATTACTCTAGCACCATTAAAGTCATCGTAATAACCAGCCAAAAGAAACTGATAATCTAATGTTGTCGCTCTAACCATTTCACTATCCACTCACACCAATGTTTTCTAACGCCGCTCTTTCATTTATCTTTTCAATTATTGTGTCTGCTACTTCATCGGTAGTCATACCGTTAAAGTTGTTGGTCATAATTATTTCTGTATTCGCTACAAAGTTCTCAACACCCTGTTGCTGAACCTGCTTTACCAAATCACCAGTAACATTACCGGCCTTAAATCCAAAGAACAACTCTTCTCTAGTACTACCGAACTTTTGTACGGCTTCTCCAGCCTCATTATATGTATCAATAAGACCCAAAACACCTTCTTGTTGGGCGGTAATATCATCAAGCATTAACTGTGATGCTTCTGACGCATCCTCCGCTATACCCTCCCAATCAAAACTATCCAAAGTATCTTCAAACAAACCAAAATGATTAGCCGCTTTAACTATTGCGATAGAAAGTCCTAACATAACAACGCCCGCTATACCTGCTTTGAGATACATACCCCTTGTAGCATTTCCAGCAGCATTAGCAGTATTAGTAACTAGCATATTTGAGCCAGCAAGTTTTTCATTCGCTCCCGCCGCCAGTGTTGAAGTTGATGCTAATGTCGCCATACTTGAAGTCATCATGAACATTTCGGGAATTAGTAAAGCCATGCTCATAGTCATCATTACCATAGAAATTTGTGCAGCCTCTTGTTTGTTGATGAATTTACCTCCTAACGTATCTCCTAACATTCCGAAGGCCATAGATACACCCATAGCCCCTATCTGTACCGCCATAAGTGAATTACTCATTTTTTGTTGAGCGGAGAAATCATACATTCTGTTTATACCTAATATTTCTTGTTCAAGTTGTTTAACACGCGCAGCATTAGCAACCCTTTCTGCACCCTCCTTGTTTATCATATCCATAAAAAGAGCCTCTTTACCAAGAGTGTTAAGATGATGTAATCCTAATTTTAATTCCTGTTCCATCTGCTCAAGTTTTTTTGTACCCATCCCGATAGCCTGAACCATCATCCCATTAATACTGTTCTGAATACCACCTTCGGTTTTTATTTGGCCATTCTTAAATCTTTGCATGGCCAGTTCTTTAAAACTCATACCTATTTCTATTTCTTTGACTTTTATTTTTGCTTGATGCCCTTTAAGTTCGTTCTGTAAAAATGTAACTCTATCTTTCAACATTTTAGTTATATGTAAATCAGTTTGTAACTCTTTTTTACCTTCTTGTGTACTATATCTTTCTATAATTGCCTTTTCTCTAGCCGCCGATATTTGATTTTCTATTAACGTATTAGCAGCAGTTAAGTTTATATTAGTTTGTCGCTCCTTTAGATTTCCTATTTCTTTTAACTTAACCAACTGTCTTTCTAATTGTGTTCTTCTCTCCATTTTAGAAAAGCCAGCGACTTGTGTTCCGTTAAGAGCGCGGGCAACTTGAACCGCCGTCATCAAAGCAAGATTCATTTGCTTTATGTTTAGGAACATAGAAAACATAGGGCCGAGAGTTTTATCGACTACTTGTTGAAAAGCAATAAACTTTTGAAGAAAATCTCCTAATCCGGGGGCCTGTAAAAGACCTAAATAGGCTTCATTAAAAGCAACCTGCATTTCAGTAGCCTCGGTTACAACTGGTAATAATTCATCGCCTATTTCTGCGCGAACATTGTTCAAAGCGGTTTCGGCTTGAGTTAATTGGACAGACATATCGTCAAATCTATCATTTAATATATCTACAATTGGAGCGGTATTACCAGCCGCTTCTCCTGTTAATGCTATTACTCTATCTGTATTCTCCATCAATTTGAGCATACGAACATAGTGGTTATTACCCGCAACAGTCTGCGCTATTCTTTGTCGTTCTGCCTTTGATAAATTTACTGTGTTTTTATCCAAATCCACTAGAATATCACTAAGAGGTCTTAGAGTTCCGTCTGCCTTTCTAGTAGCAATACCTAATGCCTCTAATTCAGAAGCCGCGCCGTTAGTATCAGCACCTAGTCGAGCGTAAATCATACGAAGCGCACGACCGGCCTTACCCTGTTCTTCACCTGCCTCAATTAAGGTAGCAGACATAGCGGCCATAGATGCAATACTTTCACCCGTCAAATGAGCCTGTGATGCAAACTGGTTCATGACGAAAGTAATCCTTTCCATGTTAGCAGCCGAATGGTCTTCAACTGCGTTCAGTTCGTTGAGTGTAGCGATAGATGCAACACGAATTTGATTTGCTTTTTCTTGTGCGCTCATAGCATCAAATTGTGCTTGTGTAGTACCGCGTAGCATAAAACCTGTCTGCTGATGTAAGTTGATTAGTCTTTGCATGGCCTGTTCTGACTCCATTTCACCAATCATTCCAAACGCTAAACTCATTTCAGTAGCGGCGGGTACTGATTCTTCGCCAAGAATACCGGATAACTGCGCCATCTTAGCACCGGCTCGGAGTGCTTGGTCGCCAGTAAAACCAAACTGGACACCAATATCTTTAATCTCGTTTCCTAAATCAGCCTGTTTAGCATCACTAATAAACTTATCGAATTCAATTCTAGCGGCAGCGATTTCACGGGAAAGAGGAACAGTAGCATCAACTATCGCTTGTATTTGTTCATTAAGCATCATGGCGGCTTCTTCTATGCCCGAAAACGCATCCATACCTAATGCTTGAAAAGTAGTAAATGCCGTATCTGCATCCATGATAAGCCGATTGGCTTGAAAAGTACCAACCACATCGAAGAAAATCTTAGATGCACCAGCGCGATTTACGACTAGCGTAGCCGCAAAAACAATTGCGATAAACCACGACGGAATAATCCCGAAAAGTTCAATCATTCCTTATCCCCACTTTCATTACTGCCCTCAATCGGGACATTCGCATCTCTCAATGCGTTAAACAGGTCTTTGTTGTTGTTTAAGAGTTGGCGTTGTTCTCTTCGTCTATCACGCCTTGCGACCATAGATTTACCATCCCTCTTAGCATCCTTACTAGCCTCGCTAATACGGTCATTTATTTCTGCCGCTACTAGCATATCAATTTCAACCCTTTTCTGCCCGCCCTCGGAGTCATATCGTTCCCAAAGGTCGGAGGGTAAAACACCCTTAAAAGCCATACACAATGGGGTCGCTACTCCGAGGAAGTGACCAAAGGGAGTGCGCCCTCCGGGTCATCACCACGCACAAATGAAAGTATTTCTATAAGTTCTGATGTAGTAAGAGTATCTATGTCGAAATCCTCCTCCATAATACAATTAGGAATCCATGTTTGGATTTGCATTTCCATTCCGCCACCAGCCTCGTCAAGAGCGTCAGAAAACTCTATGTTTTGGTCTTCTGTCCATTCTGCGGGGTTAGCACCGAAATGCCTAAACTTACGAAATATTTTCGCTTGTATAGTTTCGATTTTTAATTTCTGCATACCGGATGCCTGTCGCACCCAAATTTTGCGCCCATCTTCTAGTTCAATTTCCTTTTTTAGTACCGGCATCTTTCTTCACTTTCTCACTCTTCTTCTTCTTTGAAGCCTTCTTCGGCTTCTTTTCACTTACTGGTTCTGTATATCTTCTCGACATCTTTAATCACCTATTACTGGTCTTCCCACACCACATACACTGTAACATCATTACTATTCTTGTTTCTTTCGTACATGATTTGATAAATAATATCGTTGTTAGCAAATGTGCTACCACGCATGAGAGTTTGAAGGGCTGATGCTAGACCAGCCATTGTAGTCTTCAATTCTGTAACGGTAATCTTTGACTTATCGACAATCTTAATGCCGCCGTCACCAACCGCCATTATTCTTCACTCTCCTTCTTTGAAGACTTCTTAGCCTTCTTAGGAGTAGCCTTCTTTTTAGGAAGTCTGCGAATAAATTTTAGTGCAACGCTTTTGTTTTCAAGTCTTGATAGAACTTCTGCGGATGCCTCATCGACTTCATGTCCAAGAGATTCTGCTAGTTCTATGAAACTCATTTAATCACCTCAAGCGTCATACTGTGTGGATGATAGAGATGTTCCTTGTGCCGTTACGGTCATGCAACCTCGGTCATCATCATACAAAGCAACGAAGTTTACGGTCATTGTGTTAGTATCGCGACCGCTTACTGATGCTTGAGGAGCCTCAAAGCGTATCTTTTCAAACTGAATCTTGATGAAATCTGCTGCTGCTTCGTCTTTTAATTCAAGTATAAGAACTGGTGCTGCCCCATCATTATATTCAAGACCATCAGCCGCAATTAAACCGTCGTAAGTAGGCTCGTCAAGAGAACTTGTGTAAATTACCTTATTGAACTCAAGAGTTCCAGTCACTTCACGCCGTTGTGCCGGAGGTGCGCGACCATATGTACTGGCTCCGATAGCATAAGCGTTATCTGTATCACGATTTAAGTTAATATCAAAACTAAACGATTTAACGGATGCCGATGCTGCGGG